CCGCCGAGGCCGAGGCCGAGAAATCCTTCTTCGAACAGTACGGGTTGATTCTCGGGGGCGGGTGCTGCTGCTGCATAATTCTCCTGGTCCTCTTCTTCATGATGAAGAAGGGTCCCCCTAGATCGTCTGTATAAACTCCCACTTGAGCTCTTTACAAATCATCTTCCAAATCAAGTCCTGCTGGTACAGCTTCTCCTTGGATTTTAACAATGGAAAACATTGTAAAAATGCATCCTCGCCCAGCAACTCGCAAAACTTGTACAAGACGTACGAGTAGCTCAAAAAGTTTTTGCGGTCCTCCGGGCAGTGCTTGTCAAAGGGTTCCTGGATCTCCTTGAACATGATTCGGAGACGCTCCTCGAGCGCCTGGGACATTTTTGGGGGCTGCATGCCGTTCAGGCTGTTCGCAATGTACGGGACGTGCTCATAGTACTTGTTGAGCCGGAGCTTTTTCAGGAGTGCGCGCACCTTGGCGTGAGTAATCTCAGAGACATTCTTAATCTTGAGCTTTTTAAACTCGGTCCGAAGTTGTTGGATGACTTCTGGGGGAATCGTGGTGGACTCTTGGGCCTGAAACTGGGAAATCCACTCGTTAAAGTGATTCTCGCGCTTGTAGGAATAGTTGACCACTTTCTCGGACGTTTCCTGTTCCTCCTTGTACGTGAGTTCCTCGCTGAGGACGTACGAGGTGTGTCCACAGGCCCCACAGACCATCTCGGACGCCGCAAAGTTCATAAAGATGTTGCTCGATTCGCACCTGGCGCACGTGTGGCGCACGGGGACCCGTGCCCGCTCAATCACTTGGCCCTCCACGTCGGACAGGTACTGTTCAAAGATTTCTTTGCGTTGCACCTTTTTGGTAACCTTGACGTTGAACACGGAGTGGACCTCGGCGACGCCCACCGTGTCCGACGGGGCGTTGTACGCGTTCAGGAACGGGATGCAGTCAATCATGTAGTCGCACATGGCTTGTTCGTGCGTGTCTCGGTTCCCCGGGTCCGATTCGAGGAGTCTTTCAAACTCGAGAATCTTATTCTCGTAGCGACTTAAAAAGTTGCCCTCCATGATACAGTATCTCAAGAATGTCTTTAATGAAGTGGTTGATCCACTACATTCTTCAGTACCCAAATTACACGGTTCGATCCGTGGACGTGTCCTATGAGGTTATCCGGGACCGCGAAAACAGCACGCCCTTTTGGGACGCTCAAAAGCTCGATCGGGGAGTGGTCTCCGTTCGAGGTCTCGAGGACTGGTGTCCCGTTCCGGACTTTATTTTGATTCACTCGGTCGCGATACACTACTGGTACAATGGAATCACGTACACCCACGTGGCCCCCAAGACGGACAAGGTTCAGTGGCCCCCGGCCCGGACCACGATGCGCTTCAACATGCCCATGCGGTCCCTCGAACTCATCGGGCCCGATGGGGAGACGCTCGTGGACATGACCGAGGCCGCCAAGCGCTTCCTGGGCCCCATGAACGACCTGAGTCTCTTTGAGCGCGTTCGGCAAATACGCGCCACCAACCTTTTAGGCGTCAGTTTTAGTAGCGAGGTAAAATTTCAGCTCCCCTAGATTGGCCACGTTGTACTTGAGCACGAGGAACCGGTTCTCGTGTTCCTGCATGATTTGGACCGTGGAACACATCCCGGTCGCCTTTGTGAAAATGTTGAGATACTTGAGCGAGTACATGCCCGTCAGCGTCTTGTCCACAGACTCGCTGCACTCGATGGCGGTTTCCTGATTCGCAAAGTCCCCTGCGCACTGAATGGTGAACACGGAGCCCTTGCGAGTCATCGACACATCCGTGGCGATATTGTTCATGTCGCGACAGATTCTCTGAAAGTCGGCCGACTGCATCGTGGTTGTCACCGCCATTTCAATGTCGGGCAACTCGATCTGGTCCTCGTTGATATCGAGGAGCTTGAGCTGAAACTTGGTCACCGACTTTTTGGACTCGTTTTGGATGGAGATATCCACGTACTCTTTATTCTGAATGCTCATCGTTATGACGTCATTGTTTGTAATCGTCTTCAGGAGTTTGAAGGTGTTTGAAATGTTGATGCCCGCGGTTATGCTGTCGGGACACGAGTACTCTTCAAAGTTTTCGGCGCTCAAAAACATATCCACGAGGGCCGAGCGCGCCGTGTCGAGCGTTATGATTCGGAGACCCTCTGGTGTAAAGTACACGTTGACGTCATTCAGGATATCCTTGAGCACCTCAAAGACCGCCTTGAATGCAGAGGCTTGTATCGAGACAAACTTCATTGTCAAGAGAGCCTCTTACTTCTTTATTGTGTTTTGGTACGCCTCTTGGACACTCTTGCCAATCTTGGCCTGGAGCTCGGGGGTCATCGCGGGCTGGAGGGACTGTCCGTAGCGCCCGAGGTCGAACAGGTCGCCCTCGTCTTCGCCCTCGAGCGAGGTCCACGTGGTCTGGCCCCCCAAGGCGCAATTGACGAGTTCCTCGACCGGCAAGAGGGACTCGAGCCACTGTTTAATCTCCGCGCCCACGAGAATCTTTCCATTCTGGGTCAGCATGGTCGGGACCCTGGTTATGCGCCCCTTGTACTGCGGGGGAATCCCGAGCTGGTTCACGTCGTGAAGGCGCACGAGTGCGCGGAGCTGGTCCCGGGCGTTGATAAACTCGAGCGTCTCGACCGAGTGCGCGCACTTTGGGCTGTACACGAGGAGAGCCATCTCTTGGTACTGGTGGACCTTTTGTTAAAAATAAATTAACGCGTACTAGTAAAATGAAGTTGATTCTTTTGGCGGTCGCCCTGGTCATCGTGTACTTTCTGACCCGGACCGAGGGGTTCCAGGATGCCGCCTCGGGCGGGGACTTTATCGAGCAAAAGGCGCAAGTTTCGCCAGACCGCAACGAGTCCATGATCCTGATGGCCCAGTCGTGGCTCCGCGACAAACACAAGCTGTGCACGTACTGCATAGACACGAATAAGATTCAGATGTACAAGAATTCCTCGGGCGCAATCAAGTACGTGATCCGGTACATGTTCATGGTGCTTTCGGGGTACCCGTACGGCATCGCGGTCGACGTGGAAATCGTGGACGACAAGATTACGAGCCTGCGGACCCAGCCGGCTGATGGGGCCGCCGCGGGCCCGACCCCGTTCACGGATGAGACTGCGTACGATTTCGTGGCGTACGACGAAATGGCTCAAAAACCTTCTCTGCCAACAGCATGATTCGCGTGAGCGATATTGAAAAGATTGAGGACCGGAGACGCGAGGTCCGGAAGGAGATTTACACCAAGCTGTACGAACAATTTTCGAGAAAGATTCGGCAATCGGTGGACTTTGGGCAGACCCAGGTCTTCTTGACCGTTCCCGGGTACCTCTTGGGGTACGCAACGTTCAACAGGTCCCACGCAGCCACGTACCTCAGGCGGCAACTTGTCCGGGCCCAGTTCGAGGTGTCCACGGTGGATGTGTACACGTTTTATGTCAGGTGGGGCCGCAAGTCAACTGCGAAGCAGTTGGAACCCAGCAGTGGGCCACCCCCCGACCACTCGGACGATTTCCCAACCCTGGTCAACCTCAAAAAGGCTGCGAACAAACATCGAAACAATTTTCAGGGACCCCACTAAATGGAACTGAACGTGCTCGTCGAGGCGAAAAAAGAATACACGGGCCAGCTCTGCAAACTCCTGTGTCCCCATATGATTGACTCGTTCCTGAACATGTACACCGAGGCGAACAAAATGTCCAAGGGAAAGAGGCCCCTGCTCCAGTACCAAAAACTTCTCAAAGAAGTTCCCAACTGGAACGACCACATTGTCAAACAAAACTGCGAGTCGGTCTGCAACGCGTGCAGCTGGTTCAGCGACCTCTTGGCCGCCGTGTTTGTCAGCTACGTCAAGATTCTGTCCTCGGTCCGGCTCAAGTCGGAGACGAAGAAGATTTCCATCAAGCTCCCCACGAATGAAATGTTTATTCACACGTGCTTTGTCAACGCCGCCAAGGATTTGTACAAGGACCCCTACGTGTACCACGAAGTCCAAAACGAGTTTGACCGCGACGCCAAGCTGACGCCCCGATTCACCTCGGCCATCGAGGCGACAATCCAGGAGCTCCTTCCGGTTCAGCAGATTTTAAACACGTACATGTCCCAGACGGGCAACCAGGTGGACCTGAACACCGAGGACCCTGTGGAGGACACGGAGGACCCAGATGTGGATGAGGGTGGGGAGGATCCGGGGCCAGGTGAAGGTGAGGTTCCTGGGACGGAGACTGCTGGGGAGGAGGCGCCACCGGTGGCACCAGAGGTTCCGGCTGAACCCCCTACTGGGGACCAGTTAACGACCCCAGAAGGGGTCGGCTCCACAATAAAAAACGTCCCAGTGTCAGGCGAGGGGACCGAGACACTCTTCGACGACGCTCCAGAAAAAACCTCTGGAGATATCAATGGACATTAGCGAGTACCTCCGAGAGCCCATGGGCGCAGCCCTGTTTGGGGCGGCGGCGACAGCCCTGTACATCCACCTCAAGGCGAAACTGAACAACGAGGCCCAGCAGCCCGTGGCAGCCTACGCCAAGCCCGCGGTCCTCGTGTTCATCCTGGTGTACTTTATCGTGTCCACGGGCTCGGCGTCCCGCGAAAAGATTTCGGCCGAGCCTTTCTGAGTTAAAGATTCTCCCCGTCAACAGTACACATGACTTCCGTCAAGGCTTTCAACGACATGATGGAGCAGTTCCTGACTGAGCTCCGCGAGACGTTTCCGGAGAATGGGGCGATCAAAAAGTACCAGGTTGGTTTTGACATTCTCAAGGCGTCGAACCCCAAAAAGTGTGTCAAGGAGTTTATGAAGGGCATCGAGCCGTACGCCCAGCAGATTATGGCCAAGGAGGAGAGCTTTTTCCTCACAGACCCCCCGGCGGTCATCGCAGACCTGAACCTGGCGGCGATGTGGACCCCCGAGCTGTCCCAGGGCACCAAGGATGCCATCTGGCAGTACTTTCAGACGCTGTACATGCTCGGGACCACGATTACATCCATTCCCGCGGACACGCTCAACATGATTGAAAAGGTGGCCAAGCAGTGTGCGGACAGCATGCAGGGTGGTGGCGGGGGCCTCGATGAAAAGGCGCTCATGTCGAGCATGTCGGGCCTCTTCGGGGGACTGTTGAAGAATAAAAACTAGTCTACTAGTAATGAGCTGGTTTGACGACCCAAGTGAACTGTTCAGGGCGGACAGGATTATGCATTTTTGGCCCACATCAGAGCAAGACCCAGTCGATCGAGTGAATGCCGCGTCCCGATTTGTCATATACGCCTCGTGTATCGTGTACGTGATAAAGAGGGACCTGCGCGTCTTTGTCCTCGGCGCAATGGTTCTGGCTGTTATGTTTGTCTTGTACAAGAAGCAGCTCGTGAAAAAGCCCAACGCGCGCCCCGTGGCAGTCGTGTCGGGTCTCGGCCTCGCACCCATGGCGGACTCGTGCCAGCGCCCCACCTTTGACAATCCCATGGGCAACGTGCTCCTGTCCGACTACATCGACCAGCCGAATCGGGCCCCGGCCTGCGACGCGAGCACGGTTCGCGACCAGATAAAGTCGGTGTTCACCAATGCGATCCCGTACGACATGGGGCGGTCCAGGTCCCCGTGGCCCCAGTACCAGCAAAACTCTGCCGCGCGCCAGTTTGTCACCGCCCCCGTGTCGAATATCCCAGGGGACCAGACTGGGTTTGCCGAGTGGTGCTTTGGAAAGAAGGGTGCCCCGAGCTGCCGCGATGACCCCTCCAAGTGCAGTCCGGACATTCGCGGCGCCCAGCTCGAGGCCCGGGCCGGGCTCGACAGCGCAGGGGCGCCCCGCGGCGTTGGCCACGCACGATAATTTCTCCCGGTACTCTAAATGGCCTACCAACTCCAGCCTGGGCTCACGCAGATTGACCAGCTCACAATCCCAAAGCCGTGCGCGGACGACTTTGTGTTCGAGTACGCCAAGCCGAGCAATCTGAATCTGGGGGCCCGGCCCCAAACCATGCTCTACGGGACCGCACCGTACTTTGCGGGCAAGGGAGCCCCGGCGGACCTCGTGGAGGTTTCGGACGCGCTCCGGCCCCAGATGACGACCCAGTTCAATCACGTGTACGTGGACACCTTTGCCAAGAATACCTTTCCGTGGCAAAACGTCTCGTGCCTCGGCCCCGTGCGCTCCATCGATTTCGAGCCCGCCAGCACCAGGGCCGAGCTCCAGAACGGAATGTTCGTCCAAAGGTACACAAAATAAAATAACCAAGGGTACTAAGATATGGCGGACCCATTATCAATCCTTGCTGTTTAGCAATGAATTGGAAACCTTGGGGGGTAAGTAAAAATTTGCCTATTCGACTTAAGTCATTAGCAATACTTTCACCTAA